ATATTCCTCTTTTTAGCCATACGTAAAGGCGACTTCGAATTAATGCCTAGATCGTCAAGTAGCTCGTTAGTTATAACGGTAGGAGCAACTTCTTCTGCGGAGGCTTTTACCGCCCTGCGTTGTGTTATGATTTCGTTTATAACTTCAGGAGTGTACTTCGCATCTAATTCTTCTCGTATAAAGTCTTCGGTTACATTAGGATTAGCTAGTTCTGGGTCAGTCGCCAAGGCTTCTATAGCCTTCTGCTTAGAATCAGTTAACTCAGTAGCGGCCTTAACATCGTCGGCCAATAGGGTATCCGCCTCTGCTTCTACGGCGGCTTGAGCTTCTTGTTCTGGGGTTTCGTCTACTGTAGGTACAACAGGGTTTTTAGGTATTCTATCCCCACGTTCGCCTAACCCTGTAGCACGTACGCCACCACCTATTAGACCACCTGCAATAGCGGCTTCACGATACTCGGCAATAGCGTCGTCGCTATCTATGGATAAGCCAGCTTGTGATCGTTCCAGCATTTGCTGTCCGACTTCGGTTAAAGCCTCAGTACTACCACCAGCACCTACACGAGAAGTTGTACGGGTAAGCAACCCTTTCCAACCTGTTTTGCCAGAGCCCATAGGCTTCAGTAGTTTAAACCCACCGAGCAACATTCTATCTGCAACACCTTCAAGTGCCGCTTGACCGAAAGTGGCGGTCAGCGCATCGCCTACATCGACGCTATCTTTATTCCCTGCAGCAACTTCGTCTTCTTGACGTTGAATATTGTTACCAAACAGAATCGGCGCAGTTACAGCACCGGCAGCACCTGCACCTATAACGAACGGCGCGGCGACACCTGTAGCACCTGCTATAATAGGGGCAGTGACAGCAGCACCAAGACCAAGACCTAGCTGTGGAGCTTGCTCTCCTATAACTTCGCCCGCGTATGTTAACGCCGACCCAATACTGTCAACGTCGGTAGACTGCATGCGCTCAGGTTGTGTGAGAGATAACAGCCCCTGCTCTTGACGGGCACGTTCTTCTAAACCTGTACCGTATCTTTCGAGAAACCCAAGGCCGGTCTGCTCTCCAAGAGTACCGATGGTTTCACCTACAGCCCCTTTAATTTGTTTTTTGCCTCGCTCGTAACCACGACCTAACGCAGTGCCGTCGTCAAAAGGTTCAGGAGCTTCGCCGAACACACTCTCGTATTCTTTACCTATCCGGGTTCTATCTTCGTTAAGAATCTGAGTTATTTGCGCAAACTCGGTGTTTGAAGGCGCGCTGCCCGCGATAGTAAACTCGTACAACTGCCCTGTCTGCGGGTCTTCGAAGTTAAAAATACCCATTTATACTGCCTTAGAAGTTAAATCCAATCGAGTAACTCCGTCAGAGCCACCCCCTGCGCTGAACATGCCCATACTGAGCTCGTATCTATCTACTAACTGTCTTAGTGCGGCTTGTGCTCTAGTTAGTGCTTTTCTAGCAGCAACTTTTTCTACGTCAGTCTCTGCGTTAGCAAGAGCGTCTTCTGCGTTTTTAACTTGATCTTGGTAAAAATTTAAAGCCGCGGCAGCAGGTGCTTTTATCCCAGACGTTTTCTTGTTAGCCGCTGCTATACGAGCATCGGTAAGTTTCTCGTCCGCTGCTATTTTACGTTCGGCTAAATCAGCTTTCTTAGACTCTCTAAGAGCCGCTAGGCCAGCAGAACCTGCTTTACCAAAATCACCAGTACTCATTAGCGTGAGGCCAGCTTGAGCTAACGCCAACCATTTGTCTTGATTCATATTCTCTGCGGTAGACTTAAAGGTTTGTTTGCCCTTGTCATTGTCGCCAGTAGCTTCAATAATTTTCTTAGCGGCATCTTTTTTGTCTTCTGCTTCCGGATCGACAAACTTTTCTAACCCTTTTGGGCGTAGTTTAGGTCTTGTAGAAATCCCGTCTGGCGCGTTAGCGGCCTCGTTAGCGGCTTCCCGTGCCTTAGCTTCAGCCTGAGTTCGAATATATTCGGCCATGCTCATAGGGCTTTCATTTTCTGCCATTCTACGTTCGGCTAGAGCCTTCTCTTCTTTAAGACGTTGAGCTTCGGCACGTTCTTGTGCAAGGCGGTCCGATAGAACATTAAACTCCTCGTCCGATGCTTCTTCGTATTTCAATCCGGCTAAAGGGCTATTAGCTGTCAGGTCGCCATATATTTGCTCCGGCGGGGTATACGTATCGCTTTCTTGAAACTCTCTAGCTTTGTTGATCATACCTACAACTGCAGGTAGACCCTTCTCGTCAAAGTCCTCGCCCGCTAAATATGCGCGCTTGGCTTTTTCATCTGCTTGTTTCTTCGCTCTACGTCTGATGCGTTCCGCCGCTACAGGGTCAACTGCAGGTTGCCCAGTATACATACGTGCTACATCAAAAGCATTTGTGGGGTTTTTATCTAAGTAAAAATCACCGGCAAGGGGGTTGTACTCTGGGTCAGGCTGGTAAATATCCGCAACGTCGTATGCGTTTGTCTTATTCCTCGTTGTAAAATCGTCAGCATCATCGGGCAAACCTTTTAGGGAATCATAACGCCCAGTGTTTACAGCAGTGCCGTCTGCAAACGCATCATAAGATACATAAGGTACAGGTTCTACAGGAGTGCCTTCAGCAAAAAGAGTACTATTTGGGTCTTTCGCGGCCCGCCGTATCGCGGCTAGCCCTGCGGCGCGTTGTGCTAGAGCGTAGTCTTCACCAAACTCTCTAGCGTCTTTTTTCTGTTGGTCTATAACCTCTCCGCGAGTGGGGTCGGAGAACACACGTTTGGCTAGGTCATAACCCCGTGGTGCTTCTAACTCTTCTAACCCAGTTTTCTCTGGGGTCTCTGCTTCTTTCAGCATGGCTTGAGCTATATAGTCCAAATCAGGGCTATCTTTGTATTCTTCGTATAAATACGGGTACTTTACCTTCAGAGCTGCGATAGCGCTCATACTTCCACCCGACATTTGACCGCCGGGAGCTAGACGTATAACGCCACCATCAGCCATACGTTGCGGTTGGTTAGGTTGTCCGGGGAGTTTTGATGCTTGCATGTTCGACACACCTGTATTCTGTGTCATGTCTGTTTTAGGTGCTAAAGACTGTGCAACTTGTGCAATACCTTGTTGTGGTACGCCCGCCGCAGATACAGCTTCTTGGGCAACGGTAGGTTTCATCAGACCTTCTTGCTTTTGTGCATCGGCTCGCATACGCTTACGGCGCTCGATCTCACCCAACACCATGAACTGAGGCGCAGAACCCGAAGGCATTTGCATTTCTTTTATCAGTTGAGCTTCAGAGAAGTTCTTTAGCTTATCTTGGGTGTCGATCATATTGAGCATTATGCGAAAGCCTTATATAGAGATAGTCCAGTTAAACCTGCGCCAAGCGCCTGTTGAGCCGCGCCGGGTTGTTGTCTAGGCGTAGATGTAGTGGTTGTTCCTGAACTTGTGCCTGTTGCGGCGATAGGCATACCAGATAAGATACCCGTCATATTACCAATCTGCTCACGAGTGTAGCCTTGCTGTTCAAGGAAGTTAGCATAATCTAAATCGAGCCCTGCTTGACCTTCAGCTTGTATGTCTTTGCCTACGCCTTCACGCAACTGCTCGTTCTGTATTTGTGTCTGCCGTTCAATCTCACCCAAACGAGTAAGCTCTGTACCCATACCAGCACCGGCTCTAAGTGCCGCAAGTCCTTGCCCTGCACCGAATTGATCCGATGCTTCTTGACCTGTTTGTACCCGTCCAAGCTCTGCGGCGCGTCGTTGCTCCGCGGTCATCTGTGCGGCTCTATCGGCACCGAACTGTTTAGCGGCGGCGTCAAACGCACTCTGCGAGCCTTTAGCTTGAATGTTAGCTAACTGTCCTAATAGTTGTTCTTCTGCTAGACCTTGTTGTACTGCTTGACGTGACCCACCGAAAGCACCGGCTTGGACTGCCTTAGCATCTCTAGCACCCTGTAAACGATTAAAGTCTGTGACCGCTGCTTCTTTTTGCTGGTCTGTCACTAGCTGTTGATACGGAGACATGTACTGAGATACGTTGTCACCAGTAAACATAGCTGGGTCAGAGTAGCCAAACTGTGAATAGTTGTCAGCGTTGTAATTACCAAGCTCAGTAGCACGATCCATACCTGCAGCAGCGTAGTCTTGTGCATCTCCAAGTCCAGAAACTCCAGTATCGGCTATGCCCAGCATGTTATCACGAGATGCGGTTACATTCGGATCGGTTGCCGCTAGGCGATCACCCGTGTAGGCCTCATACGGTTTGTTAAACTCTGCCTCTGCTTTGGCTATGTTGCGCTCAAAGTAAGGCTTCGCCCATTCCGGCAAGTCCTGTTGGGAAGTTGTCGTCCCAGTAGTTTGATCGTATACTGTTTTACTGCCGCACATAATTTAGCTCCTTACGCTGTTCTAGCTGCAAGCTCACGTATAACACGCGGTGCATCGTTTTCGGCTTCATTTATAGTGTCGAGAAACCCGCCACCGTACATTTTGCTAAGTGCATCTGCAGTTTTTGCACGGAGTACATATTCTCCATCTGCAAGTAACACATCTTCTTGTCCTTCAAGGGACGCAGGTACTTTGTCGTCAACACCAGAACCATCGCCCGGCCCGTTGACTTCACCAGCTTCGCCGTTGGCGAAACGTTCTTTTGTGTCGTCGTATTCGCCAGACTTTACCTTTTCGACTAAGTCTCTAAGAGCTTCTTCACCGTAGTTAGCTAAGAATTTACCTAGTACAACTGATGCTTCCTCTTTAGACATGTCACCTTTTACAGCCATGACTGCATCAGCTATATCAGTCTTCTCATTACCACCCTCTTGCGGGATAGCTGCAATACCTTCTTGTGGGGCTTGCTCAAGCTCACCGCCCGGTGCAAAACCTCTCACTGAGCCTAGAATGTTCTGTGGGAAAGTGCCTTGATCGGGACTGGTTTGAAGTTGTGCGAAGCTCATAGGTTCCAACCGGGAATCGGGTCTAGGCTGTGCCATAAACATACTTCCGAGTCCGCCACCAGTAGGAAGAACTCCACTGTTACTAAATGTCTGCCGTTCTTTCATGTTGACTTCTTCTAGGAAATTATCCTTCTTTTGCTCAAAGCCAGCATCGCCGTATTCACCCTCTAGGTAGTTACCGTACTGCTTTAAAGGCTCGCTATACGCAGGTCGTCGCATTTTAAATGCTGCATTTGCTGATAGCATTTGACCCGGATACCCACCGCCGCGCATCTTTGTGACTTGGCTTTGTTGATACTCAAGCAGTTGTTGGTAGCTCGGGTTGATTATAAACTTAGGAGACATAGGGTCATCAGGATCGTAGTCAGGATTTGGAATCGGCTGAAATGCGCCTTGTGCAGCTGCCGCGCTCATATCAGACCCCGCTGACCCCGCTGGCCCCGTCGCTACTGTAGGTGTAGTTACTGTTTGCCTAACTCTATCGTCGTTATTGTCAGAACCATCTGCCATAGACCGCCCAGCTTCAATGGCTTTCTGTTTTTGTTCGAGCATGTATTTTGATCGTTCTTCGGCACTACTAAACTCCGGACCTGCAAAAAAGCCCCCGGGTTGGAACATACCTTTAAAGCCACCATCGTTTGTTGTGTTGTAATGAACACCATCAACATACGTACTTGGGTCTGTATACCCTCCCGGGGTTATACCAAAAGCAGGTGAGACCCCCTGTATAGGGTTGCCGAAACGATCACTTACTATACCACTACCAACATTTGTATTTACTGCAGAAACGTTTCTTCTGTCTTTGTTACCATCACCGCCGCCAGAGAATAAACTGTTTCGTACCATGTTTCCGCCGATACCAGCAGCTATACCGCCAAGTCCACCAGTCAACCCACCAAGAACAGCAGACATAACTAACTTGTCGTTGTAGGCTTTAGTTTCGCTTTTCGGTACAAGGAATGATCCTTTGCCTTTATTATCATCTACAACAATATTTTTATACGCTTCGTTAGGGTTTGCACCTACTATACGTAGTCCCCCACCTGTATAAGTACTCCTATCTCTATCAGCAGTTAACCGACCGTCTCTGTACGAAAATCCGTCATTTGGGGTGATAGCGTTGGCTAAACTTTCTCCGAAGCTGTTGCCGGAGCCTTTTTTATCATCGTTATCTTTATTGTTTGATCCGCCTAAGTCACCGCCACCACACATGTAAAAACCCTTTTTTCTTAAACTTGTTGTGTTATTCTACTACACGTTGCTTATAATTTCCACCCACAACATTATATCCTAACTTTTGTAACATTGCGCCGGTTTTACCGGCACTTAAACCAGTAGAAACACCCATGTATATCTCTGCAGCATTACGCTCTTTTGACCATCTTTCGAAGGCACGTAGCAACTGCAACCCAACGCGAGAGCCCCTGCTTTGTGGAGATACATACCACACTGTGTCGGATGCTATCAAGTCAGTACCGAAATAATGTTCCCCTATAGACCCAAGAAGCATACTATTAACCACCCCATTAGCAGTCCCTACATACGCAAAACGTGTATCTGGGTTGGTCATAAAGTCGTACAGCAACCGTCCACACTTATTTGAGTCATAATCAAAATGCTTATAGACGCTTTCTTGGTGCATCAGGTAGCCAAGTTCGATAGCTATAGGCACATCGTTTGGTTCCATAGGACGTATAGGCATCTAGCTTAACCACTCGTATATCTTATTTGTTTCCTTGATACGGTGGTCTAAACCTGTGTACCCGCCGTTGATTCTTTTTGTTAATCGTTTGATGGTGTCGTCGTTCACACCTTCGTCACAAATTTTCCATAGGTTGTTCGATTCAAAGAACCAGATAGCGGTATCCATAGCGTAATCCTCCTCAAGAAGAGAAGGGTCTTGAATAACCTCTGGCTTACCCATATCCGCGGCAAACGCTTTGACGTTGTCATACCCGGTTAATTGAAGAAATCCTCGGCCTATGTATAGACTGGCTTTTTGCTTAGAATCATTGCCCATCCTTCCAAAATAAACGTTTTCCGCAAGTGCTTTTGGGTTGCGGGCGTATGGCTCTGCGCTTTCTTCAGTTGGAAACCGGCTAGGCCAAACCTTCATCATGGCCTCTACACTGTAGTTTAGGTTTTCTCTAGTATAACGAAATGTACCGCTTTCGTGTACAACCTGCCCCAAAAGATGCGCCCCGCGTTCTGGAGACATCTCGTAATGTGATACAATGGCACGAGCCGTATTCGGCCCAAAACCCCCATCGGGGGTACACCCACACTTTTCTTGTAAAAGTTTTAGTGCATTACTCATTTTGTGATTCCTTGTTTCTTCTCGTAGCTGCGGAGACCGCCCAATCCGAGCATACCCATCATAACAGTCATCAAACTACCCATATCAAACTCGGGTAGCGCGGGTATGTCAACTCCAGCCGCCGTAACTCCAAAGACTATAAGAGGTTGCAACACAAAATGGTAGGCAAAAGCAACGCCACATACCCAACCTATGAATGGTCGCCACCCACCTTTGAACAAAGAACCCGATGCAGCTTCGGCTTTGTTTATCTCTAACTGCCCCATTAAGGCTTGCTGGGCATGGTTGTCGGACATTGTTGCGATCTCATGGGCCAGCTTGGCCTTTTGATCTTTATCCTCGATAACTTTGTCTAGTAGCCCAGTAACAGGGCCTACTAAATTACTTACTAAACTCATCATTAGCTATTTTCCTTCCCTTTTGTGTAGGCTTCTTTACCATAAAATGCGGCAACTATAGCAGCTACAGAAACAAAATACACACCAGCGATAGAAGCTAGCGACTTCATGGCTTCGTCGAGACTAGCCAAGTTACAAATAATTATTGCAAAAGGGTACAACAACATGCCGAATAATGCAAACCATGCCATCTGTCTTTGGGCATCTCTTTGAGCATCTTCATCAGCCATTTTAAGACGTTTGTCTTCTAATGCTAATTTATCCCATTCGGCTTGGTCTATTGTACCGCTACCATCTAAATCGGCTTTGTCAAATTCTGTCATAATAATCTCCTAATCTGCAAGGGGGTTGTCTAATGCCCGCTGTAGTTTGCCCATTAATTTATCTTCTAACTCTTTCATATCGCCACTTTGGGATACTCTAACACGTTCTCGTTGATTTTCGAAGCGAACTTCTGCGTTATCAATCATAGTACGAACCTTGTCTTCAGATTTACGCACCATATCCTCTATACGATCTGTCTGTTGTTCTATGCGTAGTATATCATCCTTCAAGCCGTTTTTAATATCACGACTGTACTCTACAGATTCTTCTACCTTTTCAGCGATACCCGTGACTTTTGCATCCATTACATCCATTGCTTGTTGGTACGCTCCAAGGTCTAGCCCCGCAACCTCCTCAATCTTTTGATACATGACGAAGCCGCCATATAATCCACCTACAACTGTAGATAAGAACGCAAATATAGCCATGATAGAACCGAAGGATAACTTCATGCCACCTGTCTTAAACTCGCGGTCTGCAAGCCCATCAATGTTATCCGCTATCTTGGTAGTATCCATCAGTTCTCAAACTCCATCTCACCACCTGCATTTTGTAAGTTTCTTAGTGCTTCTATTTCATCCCGTAGTTTTTGTATCTCTAATCTGCGTTGCGCCAACTCGATTTGATAAAGATCATCACAGTTAATACGAGACTTAGGTTTATCCAAGGGTATAACAACACGCGCATACACACCTATGTCTTTGCCTTGTCCGATATTGCCATCGTTGCTACTGATCACACCTGTTACGCCATACTCTAAATTTATACCCCCACCTACAGCATTACTGCATCGAGTACTGCCCGTTGAAAACGAATCCGATTGGTAGTTCATTGGAGGGCTTGGCAAAGCAAGCGAAAGGGAGCTGTTATCGGCTACAGCCGAACTAGCTAACAAACAAAAAGCAAACATTAATCTCATGCTGGTGGACCATCTAACCTTGAACATATCCTAGAAGACACTAAAGTTCTGGACTTATTAGTCTTTTTTACTTTCGACGTAGTGCACAGGTACACCGCTTCGGGTGTGTCTCTCTTCCTTATGTAGACATCAAAAGCTTTATGTTCTTTATAGTCAACCTTCATAATTCTATACGGCGTAGAAAAAGGTATAGGCATCCAGTTTAAATCAAACAAATCAATCTGGTAGTATTTTATTTCTTCCCTAGAATTAAACAGAGACATCTCCACTTTAACTACGTTTTTAACGTGGGACACCTTTACTTCTGGATAAGCAGGTGTCATTTCGTGCGCATACGCATCGAAAGTGATTAGCGTACCTATTGCGATGAACTTACTTAGCGACACAACTTGCCTGCACAACTGCGGTATAGTTTCCTCCGGGAAACGGTTTAGCTGACCCATATACTGCACTCGAAGATGTAGAGAACCATGTTGACCCCGCGAGCGTAAGATTAAATATAGTAGTGCTATCTACGACTACTTTAGCATCGTTATAAGCGGACATTCCCGACACAGACGTTTGTGTGACAGCCGTACTACCTGTCCACGCTAGTGTATCTGTTAATGTAGGGGAAGAACTAAACGATGTTGGATGCGTTATGTTAGCTGTGTAGGAATCCGCAATGGATACATCGTACCTAATTACTGGCAATACGCCACCGTCAGAAGGAGTAGTGCTTAACTTACTAGCAATCGGGTTTCCGTATACACCGCTTTTAGTTGTTTGGATGACACATTTAGCTTCTACGCTACCTGTAATCTCGACGTTAGCTAGTGCTGGAAATGCGCACAAGGAAAGCGTTGCAATAAAATATTTCATAATAAACCTCATCTATTGTACTGCATATCGACCATTTTCTCATGCAATATTTGTTGTGCTAAGTTGTTACGCAAGGCTTTCTTGTTGTCGGCTATTTCCGAATCAGCAAGACCGGGGGCGTCAGCATACACACCTCCCTTAATAGAAGCATTATAATACATAGCTATATTAGTCTGTTGGTTTATAGCCATAATAATATCATCTTGTCCTTGTGTCTTAAACAGGGTCAAAGCGTTGGCAGACGCCGTTAGACCCATCTCAATTCTAGTCTCTTCTTCTTCCTCTTCTTCAGAAAGAATTAGTTCGCCGTCTTCATCGTACTGAAACTCTTCTGCTTCTAACGTCTCAACAACAGCATCATCTTCAAGTGCATCATACACCTCTATAACAGGAAGAACAGGCATGGGCTTTACATACCCCGGGCAGTTAGGATTGGACTGCGGTTCGAAGCACTCGTCTATTCTATAGCTATATATAACCACAGCATCTTTAACTGAGCCTTCCCCTTCAATGTCAATCGAACCTGCGCCCCATTTGGTAGCTGGAATGTTAGCAAGGGGAAATGATTTAACGATGGTGTTACCGGGAACCCCCGACCAGTCATCGGTTTCTCGAAAGATATAGCCACCTCCGTCGATGTTTTTATTACCAACGTGTACTTTCATGTCATCTTCAGGGTTCTTCACAGTAGTATATCTATACAGGAGACCATTTATATCAATTCCCGGAACGTCGGGCAAGACAGAACCCATCCCCCAGCTTAGTGCTGTAGATGCAGCGTTTCCTGTTGCCCCATAGCTATAAGGATCACAAGAAGAGTAAGAAGGCCAAAGTGCTAATAATAACACTAAGACCTGTTTTTGTTTCAATGTTCTCATTGAAAATCTTCCTCATTGGATTGTTCTGATCTCTTTGTATTTCTTCTTTCACGGCTTCCATTTCCCATGCAAGCCTAGCTTTATCCCCCACCAACCCATCCTTGGGGCAGGGCGTCCCCGCGTTGAGCATGGCTTCAAACACTCTTTCGTCCTGACACATTACAGATACGGCTGCAACTTTCATCCCCATATCATACATGGTTTTGGCGTTCTTTAATTTTTCACAGTTCATATCTCTAACAGTACGGCCAGCAGAGATACCAAGTATCTGTGTCTGCACAGCACCAGCAACACCGACAGTACATAAGTCAGAGTTACTTGCGCTAATTTGGGGGGAAATTGCAGAGGGTGGTGGGCTGTTGATGGTAGTGTCCATCGAACCATTAGAAGTTATTGTGCTATTAGTGTCAGTTTTAATTATGTCCTCGGCGAAGACAGAGTTACCTATAGCAAGACCTGCAATAAAGAAGAGCACTGCTATAAATAAACGCTTCATTTTCTTTCCACCAGTCTGTCTAGCTTTTCTTCTATCTTGTCAAACTTACTCATTATTTGGCCAAGCACTTGATTAGAGTCGTACTTAGTGACGTACTCTTTAGCTAGTTCTTCTCGAGTTCTGTTAAGCAGGATAGTCACACGTTTTACTTCTTCATGGTGAGATTTAATCCACCACACTAAAAAACCGCCGCCAGCGGTTAACCCAATATTCCAAATTGCGGCCATGTCCATCAAAACACACCGCCGCCCGCAGGTTTCGGCGCAGTTATTGGTACAGATACATCTTTACGTTCAGGTGTTGTTTTATCAGTCATACTACTATCCTTAATTCTCCAGTTGCGGTCTTATATACATCATTAACCGCAAGACCACCAGACACAGCAGCTGCATTGTTTGCGTAGACGGAAAGTCCAGTTAAATTTAAAGTATCCGCCCTAACAGGGCCGGGATTCTGCTGCTGTTGTGCATACAAGGCAAACGCTCTTGTAATTTGCGCCATGTAAGACTGCGTGTACTCTTGAGGAGCATCGGCGAAGAATGGTATTGTTGTTTGTTGGGACATTACCGCCTCCCGTCTGTACGCATATCTGCGCGTGGTGTACCAAGTCTCCACTGCGTTCCAAGAGTATTCGAGGAAACTTTCAAGGCCATAGATCGGCCTCGTAAGCGGAAGAACAACTGTTCTGTAAACTGTTCTACGGGAGCTGTGGCAGACCGCACTGCTGCACCTGAATTTGTCTGGTCAAAGTTGGCCCCGGGAAAATCCCTCGCACTTACTTCGAACGTAGCACTGGGGGTAGACGTGGAGTTTCGGAACGTCAGGTCTGGTAGAACCCTTGACATAAACATAAATTGATCTCCGTCACCCATATCTATAGCACTAGATTCTATATAGCTGCTTATTGGGCTAGGTGGGTTGGTGCTCCCATCGTCTACACCGTTTTCTTGGAAATATATGTATCCGTCAGGTGAAGCCGCGATAGGTAAGTTAGAAACAGCATTATCGAACCACGCAGTGCGGGGTAGAGTCCCGTAATACCAACTGTTTTCGACATAGTTAAATACAACATAGCTATCGTTTGTTTGGCTAGTAGCTGAAGGGTAGAACCACCATATTTCGTTAAATTTACTATTGGCCGCAGCAGTGACTTTAGAACGTTGCGCAATGTTCATGTTGTCAAATACGTACTCTTCTATAGGGCATGGTATAGGCTGTACGTTACCGTCATACTTATAAAATACTTGATCCCCCATCCAATACACTGCGTCTCCAAAAGCAACAGCAGCGTTTTGCCCCGCAATAGACGTGTTTGTAGAAACTTCAGTAAGACCAAAAGTAAACGGGGCGCCGATAAATTGCATCGAAGACACGGAACGATCCGTAAAAATTATAACTTGTTGTTTTGTTTGTACCGCGGCAATAATTTCAGAACCCGTACCTATACGTAGTTCTCCAGCGGTATTAGTTGATGTTGCCGCCCAATCAGTAAAGCTCTCTTGGTCAGAAAAACGTATAGTTAAAGGGTCAAGGTTTCCGGGATCACCTTGCGGGTCACAACCAAATGCAATGACGTGTCTATCTCTTTCAGAAACAAGAACAATATTAGCAACTTGAGGCTGATTGTTGCCGCTTAAAGTAGTTATATCTACAGCACGGGAAGAAGTACCCGCAGAAGTATCCCAATAATAAATACCCCCGCCCCGTACATTTGCTAATAAATCTTCTCCGAAGTTGTCCATAGACCATAAACGAAGTTGCGCGCCCGGAACTGTTACATCCGCTGGAGAGTTCCATGTACCACGCCCCCAAACACCCGCACCCCATCCACTGCCGGACACAGGAGATTCTAAACCTGTGTTTATTTGGTACCCGCCTACTACGGAACTACCACCATTCCCTGTATCTGAAGAATTAGCCGTAGCGGTAGCAGTTATGGTGTAAGAGTTAGCGTCGATTACTGAAGTGACTTGGTACTCTTTGTTTAGTACCGCGGCGGTTATAGCCCCCCCAAGGCTAACAGCCCCTGAAAACGTAACGAAATCATTTAAAAAGACAGCGTTGCTTGCATCTGACACAGTAATTGTAGAAGAGCCATTTGTAGCCGCAAAGGTAACATCTCCTGCAGAAGTAGTTTGTCTGATAGGCGTAATGTCTACAGGGCTATTGCCGTCTAAAACATATAGTTTTAAATTAGTACCCGCTGCAACAAACCTCGTACCTGCTAAAGAAGTCCACGCATGTAGATCGCGGCAGATTCCCAACATAGCTGCATTTGTGTACTGAGTCCAACCACCAATAGTTTCAGGAAAACCTAAACGAAAACGAATTTTATCCCCATCACGCCAACCACCTTCGTTAGTGTAATCGGTTGTATCTCGTACAATTCCGGGGCGAAATTGGAGTTTTTGTAGTGGCATTATAAACCTCCAATGAGATAGTTACGAAATAGTTCCATTAGTAGTTATATCACCCGATGCTATTAAATTGCCGGAGCTATCTACACGAAGAACATTTGTGCCGTTATAGGCAAAAGTTAAGTTTGTACCCGCCGCTGTTACTGTCCAGCTTTGCGTCCCACCTGTAATAGTTATAGCTGATGAAAGCGTAGGGGTGGTTAACGTAGGACTCGCAGCGGGTGCTTTAGCGTTAAGTTGTGTTTGTACGTTGGATGTAACGCCATCGACGTAATTAATTTCAACCGTCGTAGCTGTAATACCATCAAGAACATCAAACTCAGAAGTTGTAACCCCTGTCGCTCGTAAATCTTTAGCGTAGTTTAAATCGTCAGCGTCACCAGTAAACCCGTCTAGTTTGTTAATCTCGGCGGTAGTAGAAGTTACACCGTCTAGTAGGTTAAGTTCAGCCGCCGTAGAAGTGACAGTTACGCCTCCTACTATCAGCGCGCCAAGGTCCAAAGAGCCCGTAACATCTACAACAGCTGCACCAGAACCTGCACCATCACAATATATAATTTTAGTTGTGTTTGCTACCACACTGACGTTTGCCCCGGAACCTTGAGTGAATGTGGCTGTTTGACCAGTACCATTCTTAACAATGTATATATGCTGCCCGTCATTTGGGCTAACAGTTATCGTGTTAGTGCCAGAAGGAGACCCCCCAAGCACAAGGGTTTTATACTGTCCATCAGAGAGCGCACCATCAGTTGTGGTTAAGGTATGTGTCGTACCCGAGAGAGTAATTGCACCAACGCCGTTTGTTAAGCGGTCTATAATGCTCATGTTATCGTTTACGGTGTTACCCCATGTAGAAGCTTGTTCCCCGCTGGCTGGAAGCTCAATGCCACCGTTGTTTGTATATGTACTAGGCATTATTCATCCTCACGCTGCTATTCTTGTCCATATTGTACCGGGATCAGGTTTAACCCTGCCCCATACAAGTGCTTGTCCAACTGTTCCTGTAGCTGATACTCCAATCGGAGTTACCAATGCTGCGGCCGCCGTTGATACAGAGCCTACACTACCTGTAGCAAAAACTCCAGTAGCAACCACCCCTGCCCCTGCTTGGCCTTGTACCGTGCCCACAGACATAGTTCCAGCTAAACCGGTTACGGAGAACGTAGCGGTTGCGGTTATAGTCGCGGTGCCAATCGCCCCTGTACCTTCAACACCTTCAACATCTGCATCCGGGCCAGCATCGGCTGTACCAACCTGACCAGTAGCGCCAGCGCTTGTAACCGGAACTATAGAACCTGCTAGCGGTACGACAGAGTTTGTAGAGCCCGTACCTGCTACACCAGTAACAGAGAACGTAGCGGCAGATGCTGTAGTGGCCGAGCCAATACCTGCTGACATCTGGGGAGAAGAGACTACTATAATAGCCTCCCCGTTTGTAGATAGAGCGCCCACTTGTCCGGTAGAGCCTACACCGACAGCAGAAAAAGACATGTCAGTGGATGCGGTTACAGGGCTAACATTACCGTTTAGTTGTCCAGTAGCGAACGTAGCTGTTGCCCCTGCGTCTACCGATACATCGTTGACTACTGCAGAACCTTGCACCGAACTAAGAGTTAATCCACTCTGGTTCCCCGTAACTGATACCGTGCCAACAGCTCCATTACCAATAACGCCGGTAGGAATAAAAAGCTGTTCCCCACTACCTAAGTCGGAAAACGCCGCGGCTGAATATGGGGAAAAGCCTAACATGTTATGTTACGTATCCTATTCTGGCTTAGTAGGCCATGCTATATTTGTAGGGAAGCCTTCTTGTGCCGGCAAATCTCTTAATGCTTGCCTGTAAGTAGACATTTCAGAACTCATACTCCTATCAGATAACCCATGAAAATCTGTTTCAGCTAAAAGTTCGTTACGTTTAGCAATAAGTATTTCACTATCAGTTTGTGCCATAGTTCTAAACCTTTCTATGATGCGGTTTGGTAATAACCATTTATAGTTACAGCGTTTTGCGCGAACTCCCATTGCCCATAATTTGCTGGGTTTCCTGCAAGCAAATAAACTTTTCCACCTGCTGGTATATAGATAACCCCCATATCAATATAATACGTCCCCGTACCACTGGTGCTACTGGTAATACTATCCCAATATAAATTCTGTTTCATGGTATACAAATTGGTTCCTGTATTCGCCCAAGTAGTCAAAAAACCCCCATAGTAGCCGTTGTAAGCCCCAACGTTAACAGAAAATGATCCAGAAACTGCCGCTACAACAGGATTGCTAGAGCTAAATTGCGCTTCTGCTACGATAATACTAGAAGGGGGCGCAGTAGTCATTGTTTGTCCTACTAAGCCACTTTTGTAATTAGTGCCGGGGTTTGTGTTATAATTGCCTGCGGAGCTTGGGCCTGTTGTAGTTGTTGCAGTAAACCCGGAAGAGACATTTGAGTTTATAGTCGATATTGTAGTCGAATCTAAGGACGCAATATTTTGCAGTTGCCTACTGTCGTTTATAACGGATGTTCCGCTTACTTTTATAGCCATCTTCGCTTTCCTTTACTATTAGCCGTTAAGTTTTTGTTTTAGCTCGTCAATTTGAGCCTGTTGTTCTTTGATTGCTTCGATTAACAAACCAACCATGTTGCCGTACTGTACAGACAGAAGCCCTTCAGCGCCTTCTTGGACTAGCTCTGGCATAACCTTTTGTACTTCTTGAGCTATAACACCTGAAGACTTTTCGTCAGTTGCTTTAAGCGTGAATGAGTAACCACCTAGCTGTTGAACCTTGTTCAAAGCACCTGTAATCGGGGTTATATCGTCTTTAGCACGTTCGTCTGAAGTGGTGTTAACCGTACCCGCGTTAACCGTAGTTAGTGTAATCGTGCTATCAAGATTAAGTGTAACTCCACCACTAGACCCACCACCATTAAGGTTTGTCCCAGCAGTGACGCCTGTAATATCACCAGTGTTTGTCGTGTACCCAGCACCGTTAGTTAGCTGGTTGTTGTTTGTAATGTAGTTAGCGTTCGTTGCACCAGTATAGCCCAAGTTAGCTAAAGTCATAGTGTGGGAAGCAAGCCCTGTAACATGCCCATATGTATCAAGCGTAACGTCTTGGATGACTGTAGCACCGGAGTTGTTAACACTGCTTTGTGAGGAAGTGTCAGAGTGGCTAAATGTTGTTCCTGACAAACCAAGCCCAGAACCTGCGCTGTAGGTTGTGTTAACATAAGATGTAATGTACCCAGCTCCGTTAGTAAGCTGGTTGTTGTTAGTTACATTAGTAGCGCCAGACGCAATACCATCTAACTTTGTTCCGTCTGTAGCTACATCTCGACCATCTACAGTACCTGATACAACTACGTTTCCTGTTACGTCAATACCTGTTGATGTTATAGATAGTTTGGGACTGCCATTGTAATAAAAATAAGTGTTGTTAGCACCCTCTTGAAAAAGCGCATAAACCTCTGACCCACTAGCATTTTTAAGGTAAAGGTTAGTACCTAGAATGTTTAACGACCCTGCGCCTACTTCAGCAATATAGCTATTAGACCCATCATGGTAAATCTGTAAGTCATCTCCATCACCTAAACGAATTCTTGCGTCATCAGGAGCATCAATATGTGATGTTGTAACAAGCCGACCTGTAATATCTACACCATAAGATGTTGTGTCTAGTTTAAGGTTGTTGTCGTAGTAAAGTTTTACTGCGCCATCTTTTATAAACTCAGCCATTTTTCCGTTTGCGCCGCTACCATCACTTACTAACTGTATCATTGAACCGTTAGTATCTATAGATAGTATGCCATCCCCCACATCTTCTATGTATGAGTTACTACCGTCATGGTATATTCTAAAATCAGACCCAGCACCGAATATGGCTTTGTCGCTGTCACCGAATGACAAGTTGCCTGTCATTGTGCCACCAGATTTTGGTAAAGCGGCGTCAGCCGTAGTACCTTGAGCGGCTGTAGCATATGCGGAAGATGCAGTAGTAGCGGCTGTACCTAAACCTAATGTTGATCTAGCAGTAGCGGCGTCAGCATCGTCAACTAATGTCTTACCGTATGCACTAATAGTTGTATTAGCAGGTAGTGACAAAGTCTTGAGATCAGCGTCTACTTCAGAATCCATCAAGGCTCCTGCGGCAGTAACGTTGGCTGTGTCTGTGACATCCGCGGATGCTTCTATACCATTCAGCTTAGAGTGATCTGCATCAGTAAACACATTTGAATCTGTAGCTGCTTCCACCGCTGCGCGTATTTCTGCATCTGTTTGGTCTGTTGTAGCACCTGCTTCTATACCATCTAGCTTTGCGCCGTCTGTAGCTACGTCACGCCCGTCAAAGGTTGAGTTAGTAGTAATCGCACCAGTCATAGCTCCGCCAGATAGAGCCAGTGTTGCTGTCTCGTTAGCTAAAGGAACCCATGCACCCGCATGAGCAAAGTAACCTTTACCTGTGCCATGAACATGGGCAAACATACCATGATATGTAGAAGCACTTGGTAAGTCAGATAATTGAGAATAGACGTTAGCAAATAAAACCTTATTACCATTACCGTCTATATCACCCGACATAGTACCGCCAGACAAGTTCAACTTAGTGGATAAATCTACAGTTGACCAAGCGTAATCACTACCATTCCAACCAAGATACTGTCCACTAGTTGCACTGCTGACATTTACATGGGAATCCACTAGCGGGTTTACGTTACCCGCATCTGTCACGTTTGCACCGTCTTCTACATTCAGTGCAGATAACAAGCCGCTCTTTGATACAGACCCAGTTAAACCTACAACGGATTGTACTGCGTCTGTCTGATCGTGTTTTGACCAATTACTCGCATAAGTAGAAGTAGAGGCGTTATCTGTCGTAGCAACGATGTTGTCTCCTACTGCAAACGATATACCGTTGACCGTACCCGCTCCTGAAACATAATAAAACCAGCCTGTTTGCGCAGAGCCCCCACCGGGGAAACTACCTGAACCTGCGTTCCAATCACCTTTGTACACCATACCGTTAGCAAGGGCTGCAATATCAGTTTCCATTTGGTCAAGATCGACCGCTTGTGTAACCGTAACAAAGTCTAACTTAGTTCCATCCGTTGCTACGTCACGCCCATCGACCGTACCGCCCACAACTAAGTTGTTGCCAATAGTTACATTGTTACTTGCGTCTTCTATTACAGCCTTATCGGCAGGGTAAGTCAGGAATATATTCTTTGTTCCTATACCCCAGTTAACAGCGTTGTTGGAGTTAGACGACGTGAATACCGCCGTGCGGGTAATAGTCCCCCCACTAGACGCATAAGTTCCAAGGCCAACCTCGAAGTTCACATTATCCGTTATCGAGTAATAGACAGTGTCAGCGTTAGATACCTCGGAAGCAAATGTTTGGAAGCCCGGAACCGCGCCCCCCAGAGTGTAAGCCCCTGTACCTGTAGTATTAGTGGTTTCTTGTACGCGATCAGCGACAATTAAGGCCATAGGGCTACTCCTATTATTTTAAGCGATACGAATAATAGCGTTCGTAGCATCCGCTGTTGGGAACTGGATAGTAAACGTACCCGTAGTTGAAGTTTTGTCTGCACCGAAGTCCAGAACCGCAACTGTTGGATCGCCCGCAGCGCTATCGTTGTAGATCAACGCGCCTCGTGCTGTAATCGTAGCAGCTGTAAACTCAAGATCAGCGAAGTCTGTCAACGCTGTCGTGCCTGAAGAAGTAGGTGTCACGTTTGTAAGTGCGCCTCCTCCAGCAGAATAGCTACCTGAGTTACTTACTTCGTTACTAGAAGTGTACGCAGTAGTCGCCGCAGTGAACGATGCGCTGTTAGTATACAGAGCAAGTTTGAATGTATTACCTGAAGAGGCGGTGAAGTTGTGTGTACCTTGAAGTAGTTCTTTCTTGAACGATGTACACATGAAGTTACCATTAAAGGCCATTTAAAGTCTCCTAAGTTGGGTTGCGAGGTCAGGAAACCCAGCCTCTTGTAGTTTTACGCATGTAGTTGCGCGGTCTTCCTTAACCGCTACTTTAATATAATGCGCGATAATTTGCAACATCTGCGATTTATACGCTTCCGCTTGCAATCGTATCTCGGGCGGGGCAGAAGTAGACACGCTCATTAGCTTGTCTACACACATTTCCGCTACAGCATCAGGACTATGCCCTCCGTTGTTAGCGGTGTGTACTTTTATGGCGTCAAAGCCAAAATCCATTTCAACTTGCATCAAAGTCTCCCATCTCTGTACTCGTCTGTCGAGCTACGTATTTGAACCCCGGTAAGCTGTCCAAGAGCTTCGTCGTAACGAGTAGTGTATAGTTGGATGAGGTCGGCCTCACCCTTCATGTATGTGTATGCCTCAATCAAAGAACCATAAAGCAGGGCAGATTCGGCGTTGTCGCCATACCAAGATGTTCCTGCGGTAACGATTGAAGCTGGGTCGTAATAGTAGTGTAACTCAACTGTGTAGGTGTCGTCAGGTGTTGGGCCAAGAATAAAGTTACCTTGTTCCCCTTCGTAATCTCCGTCAAACTGAGCGTAGTATTTTGGTAATGCAGAAGTACTCGCTGAAGGATAGGCTTCACGAATAAAGTTCACATCCTTATCAATAAGGAATGAATAATCCCCAGACGAATCTACGACAGCTAAAGAGAACACAGAAATAAAATCATCTGGTCGGCCTAAATATACACTGCCATTAGAAGTAAGTCCCGTAACATTTTTACGTAGTTCAGGTACCATAATAGATCGGTTAAGGCGTTCTTCTGACTGCCTAACGAACGTAGGGATGTTAGAGACGAAGCTCGTCTCCTCATTCTGTGTATAATCTTTTATCGCTGCAACCAGCTCTGTGTAGTTCATCAGAACTTACCCCATCTTACTATAGTTACCGCCTTGCGTAGCCTTACCCATACCACGGCATTTGCCGCCCATGTTCATCTTCTTAACTTTGGCTTTGCCACCGTAGTTCATTTTCTTGACTTTGCCGCCGTAAGCCATTTTACCAA